CATAAACAACATGATTATGGTCCAGGTAATATATCAGTTGGAACACAATTACAAACTAAAGAAGAAGTAAGATTATCCCTAATGGGTCTTTTTTTCAGGATGAATGACAAAATACAACGAGTTAAAACATTACTGATGAATAACAGAGAGTCAGCTGTAAAAGACGAACCTATTGAAGATGCTTATCTCGATGTTAGTAATTATGGAATTATGGCAACAATTGTTAGTAGAGGAAAATGGGGTAAATAATGCAAATAGAAAGTAAATATAAAATAGTGGAATCTGAGTTTGGTAGATTGTGTGATACTTATAAAATACCAAAACCTACAGTAATTAGACCAGCATTAGATACAGATCCGTGTGATTATACAGACCCACTTAACGAAGTGAGAATAAATACAGATCCAGAGAAAATGGATTGTGAGCCTGTATATCAGGCTCGACATTTATTTGGACATTACATATCAGATTTACATTCTGTAAATGATGAATATTCAGATATAGTAGCGGACACAGTTGCAGATTTACTTTTCACAACTTGGGATGGGGGCAAATAATGATAGAAAAACATTGGGGTGAAAAGAAATCATCTACTAAAAAAGGTGCACAATCTGCGCCACCAGAAAAACATATAGCGGTTCACGAGAACAAGATTTATTATTATGCTGGTATAAGCAGAGAAAGTGCAGTAGAACTCAATAAAAAGATAGGTGAGTTAGAATCTAAAAGTTTAACAATGGCAAAAACTTTAGATATAGACGCTCCACCTATAAAGATGCTGATAAATTCAGGTGGTGGTTCAATTACTGCAGGTATTTCATCTATGGATACAATATTAAGATGTAAAGTTCCAGTTGAAACATATGTAGATGGATTTTGTGCCAGTGCCGCTACGTTTCTTTCGGTGGTAGGTGATGGTCGGTATATGAGTAGAAATTCTTATATGTTGATTCACCAATTATCAAGTAATTTTTGGGGAAAGTATTCCGAATTTGAAGATGAGAAGCAAAATCTTGATTTGATGATGAAAACAATTAAAAATGTATATAAGAAATATACAAAATTACCTATGAAGAAACTTGACGAAATATTGAAACACGATTTGATGTGGGATGCTGAAACTTGTTTGGGATATGGGTTGATTGACGAGATAGTATGAAATCAATTTCACATTCACAATTTACAACCTATAACGATTGTAATTTAAAATGGAAGCTTCGTTATGTAGATGAGCTAAGTTTGTTTGGCGGAAATATATACACTTTATTTGGTTCTGCTATGCATACTGTTATTCAAAGTTATCTTAATGAGATGTATAATAAGTCAATAGTATCTGCAGATAAATTACTACTTGATGATATGTTGAAAGAAGAGATGGTCAAAGAGTTTAATGAGATAAAAGAGAAGTGGGGAGTTTTGCCATGTGAACAAAAAGATATGATAGAGTTTTATCAGGATGGTCTTGAGATAATTAAACATTTTAGAAAACATCGTAATAGATATTTTACAAAAAATAATTATGAGTTGGTTGGAGTTGAAGTTCCTATATTTACAACAGTTCAAGAAGGCGTAGAGTTTAGAAGTTATTTGGATATTGTACTTCGCAATAAAATATCTGGTGATATTATTATCATTGATTTGAAAACAGCAACACGAGGTTGGATACATTTTCAAAAGAAAAACTTTCACAAGACATCTCAGCTATTATTGTATAAACAGTTTTATTCAGATAAGTTTGGCGTACCTTTAGATAAGATAGATGTGTTGTTTTTAATATTGAAAAGAAAAATAGCAAAGAAATCAGATTTTCCAATTAGTAGGTTACAACGGTTTGAGCCATCACATGGAAAAATAAGTATGAATAAAACTATGAAGGCATTTAATGAATTTCGTGAGTTGATTTTTGATTCAAAGGGAGAATATAAGATAGATAGGAATTATTCAGCAAAACCTGGAAGTGCATGTAAATTTTGTGAATTTTATAATACGGAGCATTGTAAATGGGGAAAGATACTTTAAAACCATTAAAGGTCGGTATTGTTGGCAGTCGTAAATATGAAAATCGACAAAAGATAAAACAGTTCATATTTAAATTAAAAAGGGAGAAGGGTCCTGGTACGGTTATTGTTAGTGGTGGGTGTCCAAAAGGTGCTGATTATTATGCTAAGAAATATGCTCTTGAACTTGGTTTACAATATGAGGAGTATCCACCAGCACACGTATCACATAATTTATATTGTCCTTTACATAAACGGAATTATGGAAAACCATATAATGTGAGAAACTTCTTTGCACGCAATAAACAGATTGCTATTTATTCAGAATATGTAGTGGCATTTATTCCAAGGGGGATAGAATCGAGAGGTAGTATGTCTACGATAAATTATGCTAAAGGTTTTGATAAAAAAACTCTTGTTATTGATTAAATATATATATTTATATATATGAAAACACAAACAAAATTAACATCGGTCAAAATTTTAAAAGGTTTATATAACCAATTTAAATTCAAAACAGTTAATTCATCTATGAATTTACAAAAATTAGTAAATCGTTCAATTCATCAATATTTGCATGATGTAGTCATAAAAGAACAAATGGAAAGTTATGATAAACTTTTTATAAGTGGGAGTAGATTTTAATGGACGGTAGAGAAATAGGTGATAGAGTAGATATTACGATTTTAAAGGAAATACGTGAGATATTACAGCGGATGGAAGGACAATTAAAAGGTATTGAAAAGAATTTAAAAAAAGAAAAACCTAAAAAACAGTTGTTGAATGATTAAAATATTAATGGGGTTATATGGCTAAAAAGAAAATTTTATTGATGTCAGATGATTTGAGGATGCATAGCGGCGTTGCTACTGTATCTAAAGATATTGTCATGGAAACTTTAAATGAATATGATTGGGTTCAAATTGGTGGAGCAATACAACATCCTGAAAAGGGTAAGATTGTTGATATGTCTCGGGGTCTTGAAGAGTTTGGTATCAAAAATGGGTATTTGAAAATATACCCAGTTGATGGTTATGGTAATGAGGATCAATTAAGAGAAGTTCTAGAAATGGAAAAACCTGATGCGATTCTTCATTATACTGATCCAAGATTTTGGATTTGGTTTTATAATATGGAAGCAGAAATACGTAGAACTATGCCAATATTTTATTATAATATTTGGGATGATTTGCCAGATCCACAATATAATGAATTGTATTATAGAAGTTGTGATTTGTTAATGGCAATATCAAAACAAACTTATGGAATTAATAGGAGATTGTTGCCAGATTATGAAGATTGGCAAATAACTTACGTACCTCATGGGATTTCTTCTAGAAGATTTAAAAAGGTAGATGATGAAGATGTAAATTTATTAGAATTTAATGAAGAATATGGTATATCAGACAAAAAATTTAAAATATTATATAGTAATAGAAATATTAGGAGAAAACAACCAGGTGATGTTTTATTAGCTTATAAATATTTTATGGATAAATTAACTCCTAAACAAAGAGATGAATGTGTATTAATTTGGCATTGTCAACCCTGTGATGATAATGGGACTGATTTGCCGAGGGTTTGCAGACATCTTATTCCTGATTATGATGTGTGTTTTACTTATGATAGAGGTGGTCCGATGGATGATAATAAAATGAATTTGTTATTTAATTCGGCTGATGTTTATATTAATATTGCATCTAATGAGGGATTTGGGTTAGGCAGCGCGGAAGCTCTTACAGTTACAACTCCTATTATTATAAACGTCACAGGTGGATTACAAGACCAATGTGGATTTAGAAATGATGATGGTGAGTTATTAACACCAGAGGATTATGTTGAGTTGGGTAGCAATCATCGTGGACGTTATAAAAATCATGGTAAATGGGTTAAACCTGTATATCCGACTTCTATATCTTTACAAGGCTCACCACCGACACCTTATATTTGGGATGATAGATGTCAGCCAGAAGATGTTGCACCACTTCTTCGTGAGTTTTATGAAATGGGTAGAGAAAAAAGAAGAAAACTTGGTGCTTTGGGGGCTAAGTTTTGTAGAGAAAATCAAATGACTGCTACTGAAATGGGACAGAATTTTATTAATTCCATGAATGGTGCATTTGAAAATTGGAAACCCCGTAAACCTTATGAGATGATAAAAGTATGAAGAAATCAGTAGTAATGTGTGCTCCATTTAATACTCGTAGTGGTTATGGGGATCATGCGAGGTCGTTTTTTTATTCAATTATGGATAGAGATGATATTGATATAAAATGTGTTGATGTTAGGTGGGGCAGTACTCCAAGAAATCATCTTAATCCTGATGTTCCAAAACATAAAAGGTTATTGGATACGTTTATTAATCCCCAAGAATTAAATAAACAACCTGATGTGTATATTGATATAAGAATTCCAAATGAATTTCAAAATCCTGGGAAATTTAATATTGGTATTACTGCTGGTGTTGAAACTGATGTAGTTTCTCCAGAGTTTTTAATGGGATGTAATAATATGAATTTAATGATTGTCCCATCAACATTTACTGCAGAAACATTTTCAAGATGTAATTATGACCGGATGGAAGATACGCCAGATGGGCAAAAACAAAAAACTGGAGAAATTAAACTTGAACGTCCTATTCAAGTTTTATTCGAAGGTGCGGATACTGGCATTTATAGACCATTAAATAATTCTGAAATAAAATCTGATTTTACGGATGAATTAACTGAATTGATAAAAGAGGATTTTGCTTATTTGCATGTAGGTCAATGGACAAAAGGTGGTTTTGGTGAAGATAGAAAAAATATAGCTTTAATGATAAAATGTTTTATTCAGGCATTTGCAAATCATCCTAATCCACCAGCATTGGTATTAAAGACAAGTGGAGCTAGTTTTTCGATATTAGATAAAAAAGATATTTTAGGAAAAATTGAAGATGTAAAAAAGCAATTTTCTCAAGTTGATTCAATACCAAGTGTTTATTTAATTCATGGTGATTTGAAAGTTGAAGAAATGGCAATGTTATATAATAATCCAAAAATAAAAGCGTTTTTAACTTGTACGCATGGTGAGGGTTTTGGTAGACCCACATTAGAAGCTTCATGCTGCGACTTACCTGTGATTGCTACAAAATGGAGTGGTCATATGGATTTTTTAAATGATAAAGAGTCATTGTTGATTAATGGTTTTTTAAAAGAAGTACCAAAGTCTATGCTTTGGGAGTCTATTATAGTTGAACCAAGTAAATGGTTTAATATGAATGAAGCAGATGCGATTAGAAAAATAAGAATGTTTTATAAAAAATTTAAGATTATAAATAAAAAAGGAAAACGATTGGGAAAGAAAAATAGACAACAATTTTCTCTTTTTAAAATGGCAAAAGAATTTAATTCTATTCTTGATAAGGCACTTGATACAATTCCAAGTCCTGTTACATTGAAGTTGCCAAAGTTAAAAAAAGTCGGGGGAGGAAACGATAAATCAAAATCATTACAAACCATTAAGTTGCCAAAATTAAAAAAGGTTACATAATGGATGATTTGTTTTTAAAAGTTAAATGCCCAAATGATGGTGAAAACTGTCTTATTGATGGTGGTGGTATTGAAGAGAAAATGGTTTTACTTGGGGATGATGAACAAAACATGCAGTGTTTAACTTGTGGATATGCTTCAAATAAAAATATGAAATCTCATATAAATGACAATCCTTTTCCAGATGATTTTAAAGCAATATGCAAAAACTTTAATGATAGGTGGTGGGCACCATCTGTATTTCAAACCGAACATTACATGGTTATACCTTTGGTTGAAGATGATAAATTAAAATGGAGATTGTTTGCACGATCTGATCCATCAACTGAAGTTGTAGTACCACATTTTAGTGATGCTTTTAAGATGGTAGAAAAGTTGGAGAAAACCATTGGCGACCAGATATAATAATAGAAAGATAATTACTTCACAACAAACTATACCTATAGGAAAGTTATTGCCTGGTATGATAGTTACATTTAATTATTCCGAAGAAGGTGTAGTCGATCCAAGACCTATATTGTTGTTTTTGTATCATAACAAAGGTAGAAGAGTGTTTGAAGGTTTAAATTTAAATTATATAAATCCAGCTAAAATTAATAAGTTATTTACTGTTATTGATTTTAAAAAGGGAGTAACTGGCTTTGAGAATTTGATAGTATTAAAAGAGGATTATTTTAGGGTACAAATATCAAACACTAAAGCTCGTTCACATATGACACCTAAAAAATTTTATAATGATGTTGTATTGGCAGATAATATTTTTAAACAAGCATATAGGAGCTATAAGACAAATATATTATCATCATTAAAAGTAACTAATATAATTGATGATTTAATTCATGAACCAGGAGGAGATCCTAATAAATGAAAATTAGTTATTCTATACTTACCCACAATGAAACTAAGTCATTGGAAAAATTATTAAGATTTTTGGTGAAGTGGAAAGATGAAGGAGATGAAATTGTTATTCTTGATGATTTTTCCGACAATCAAAAAACAAAGGAGTTATTGGATTTTTATGTTTCTGTACATAATATTGTATTTGAACAAAGAAGTTTATTGGGGGATTTTGCAGGTCAAAAGAATCATTTAAAATCTATGTGTTCTGGTGATTATTCATTTAATTTGGATTCGGATGAAATGATAAGTAGATGGTTAATAAAAAATGTACATGATATATTAAAAGAAAATCCTATAGATTTAATTTATCTACCAAGAATCAATACTGTTGAAGGTTTAACTCAACAACATATACAACAATGGGGATGGAGTGTAAATGAAGAAGGTTGGGTAAATTTTCCAGATTGGCAAGGTCGTATATTTAAAAACAGACCAAATATAAAATGGGAAAAACCAGTTCATGAAATGATAACAGGATTTCAAACATATGCACATTTACCTACAGAGAAACCATTTTGTATGTTGCATTATAAGAGAATTGAAAATCAAGAAAAACAAAATAAAAAATATGAAGGAATTTTAAGATGAAAGTAGGGTTGTTTTGGGATTCAGCAATTAATATAAATTCATATTATGTAAAAAATGGTGTGGCTTATGATTATTCTAAAAATGAACCTTACCTATATCACCATTCTGTTTCACCACAATGTTATCCATCTACTCATAATTTACAATTTTTATGGGAAAGTGGTCATTTTTTAAATTTAAGTGAATGGGTTGATAAAGATATTGATTTTCCTGATTTAGATTTAGATGTTATTTTTTATGCTTGCGAGAGACAGGGATTAGATGATGAAAATTGGGATGATTACAGCGTTGAGAGATTGAAAAGGAGATATCCAAATACTAAAATAATAGGATATATCAAAGAAGTTTATGTAAGAGAAGGTAGAGAAAATAATAGGATTAATTTTTTTAAAGAATGTGATGGAATTCATGGTGAAGCTTATAGTTATCATAAAACTTTAGATGAGTATCTTAAACTGGAGAAATTAACTGGTCACAAAATAAATTGGCACCCACAACCTCTTAATATTGATTATTATTATGATAAATTTTATTCAGATGAAAAAATTAATGGAATATATGCATATTTACCTAATCCAATTCACCGTAGAGGTAGAACATATGAATTTGCTGAATATATAAGTAATAAATATGATTTATCAGTATATTATAAGCCACTTGAACGTGGACAGAAGTTTGATTATATTAGTCAGTCTGATTTTGTAAAAATGTGGAGTCCATATCTTTATCATTTTAATTTAGATCCAGTTAGCATACATCCAGGTGGACAATGTATGCAGGTTGCTAGTGTTGGTTCAATTAATATTGGTGGTTTAAACGAAGCTCATCATTATTTGTATCCGGAAACTGCTACGTGTGACGAAAAAATTTTAGAAGATAGAATTGTAGAATATTTAAATAATCCAGAAAAAAGATTCCAAGTTATTCAGAATGCTTGGAATAAATTAAATGAAATACATAGTTTTAATAATATTAAGTCAATATTAGAAAAATTCTATAAAAATTAATAAGGAATTCAAAAATGATGTGGTGGGTTGGAAATAAAATAATATTAAAAATAGTTGATGGTGCATTTGCTCATTGTGTATATAATAATAATCCTGTTCCACCAACAACATTTTCTAAATATCTTGTATGGGATAGAAATCTATCTGAATTTGAAGATATTGTATTTTATACGGATAGTGATATTCTTAATCCTCAACAAAATCATAGTAAAAGAATCGCATGGTTAACAGAACCTTATTGCAAACAACCATATGTTTATAATTGGATTTTAGAAAATAATTATTTATATGATTATATATTGACAACAGAAAAAGTATTGTTAGATAGGGGAGAAAATTTTATATTTGCTCCTGGGTGTGGGTGTTGGATTGAAGTAAATTCTAGAAAAGTAGATTATAAAAAAACAAAATTAGTTTCAATTATAACTTCTGAAAAAAATAAAGAGGGAACTGATCATTATAAAAGACATGAAATTATTAAAAAGTATAGTGATATGATTGATATTATGGGTAGAGGTTATAAACCAATAGAACCAATTCAAGATGGTTTAATAGATTATATGTTTAATTTAGCATTAGAAAATCAATCAAGAGATTTTTATTTTAGTGAAAAATTAATAAATCCAATTATGGTTGGTACTATACCCATTTATTATGGTTGTAAAGGTATTGATAAATTTTTTGATACAAGAGGAATGATACTATTTAAAGAAGTTTTTGAAGTAGAGCAAATTTTAAAAGAACTTGGTTCAAAATTATATCAATCTATATTACCTTATGCTAAAGAAAACTTTAAACGTGCACAAGAATATGTTTCGTCTGAAGACTGGATGTATGAAAATGGTGTATTTGAAAAAATTGGGATATTGTAGATTTATAACCAATATTATAACAAAGAGATAGATAGGAGAAACAAATGAGTAAAAAAGCACTTATATTAACTTATGAAAAATATCAAGATCATGAGGTGATATATCCATATTATAGAGTTCAAGAAGAAGGATTTGATGTTGATATAATGTCAAATGTCAATGGTAAAATATTCGGAATACTTGGAACTTATATGGAAAGTACTAGAACAGTTAGTGAATTAGATAATCAGAATTCATTTTACAATATTTTAGATGAATATGATTTCTTGGTTATTCCAGGTGGTGTAAAAGCATTGGAAAAGTTGAGACAAGAACAAAATGCTTTAAAGTTTATTAGTGAGTGGGATAAAAGAGGTAAAACCATAGCTTGTATATGTCATGGTGGTCAGATGTTAATATCTGCAAAGATAACAAAAGGTCGTGATGTTTCGGGTTATTATAGTATTAAAGATGATTTGATTAATTCAGGTGGCAATTTTGTAGATGCACCCGCTGTAGTTTCAAATAATCTTGTTAGTTGCCCTCATTATAAGTGGATGGGACAATGGATGAAAGCGGCTTTTAAAGTTTATGATTCTAATAATTAAGAATGAGATATAATACACATATTGTAAAAAAGCCTTGGGGTTATGAATATCTTGTATATGAGAACGATAAAGTTGGTCTTTGGTTGTTATATATAGCCAGTGGCCATCAAACTTCAATGCACTGTCATCCAAATAAAACTACAGGTTTAATATTATTGGATGGTAAAGCTGAATTATCGTTTTTTGGTAATACATTTAAATTAAAACCAGCTTCTAAAACTATGATTAGACAGGGATTGTTTCATTCAACCAAAGCCACTTCAAAAAATGGTGCTTTTATTTTTGAAATAGAAACACCAGCCGATAAACATGATTTGGTTAGGTTAGAGGATAAATATGGAAGAGAGGGTAAACCATACGAGGATAGTACTTTTGAAATACCAAGGAAAGAAGAATGTTTATGGATAGAGAATCCTCGTAGTGAACAAAGTAAAGATTATATATTTTTAAATTGCCATATCAAGATTGAAAATACTACAGATATAAAGCTTTTTGATAAAATAAATGATGATGAAAATATAGTGTTTTTAGATGGTGGCATAGTTACCGATGAAGGTCAATTGGTAGCTCATGCTGGAGACATTGTAACAATAGATACCATTAGAAAATTAATTGATTTATTTCCTAAAATGGTTGAAAACACAGTGTTTATGACTATAAGGAAAAATGATGAATAATAAAGAAGTACCACCTGGATTTGAAAATGAATTGAATAATGTAGCCATTGATTTTGATGGTGTCATTCATAATTTTGATAAAGGTTGGAATGACGGTACTTGTTATGGAAAACCAATAGAAGGTTCAATTGAAGCTATAAAAAAATTATCAAAGAAATTTAGAGTAATTATTTTTACTGCTAAGTGTAAACCAGATAGACCATTTGTTAATGGAAAATCTGGATATCAATTAGTTCTTGATTGGTTAATAAAATATGATTTGGATAAATATGTTGATGAAATAACTTGTGAAAAACCAAGAGCACAACTTTATATAGATGATAAAGGATATTATTTTGAATCTTGGGAAAAAACATTAAAGGATATAGATGAACGACTTTAGATTAAAAGTATTTAAACGAGCTTCTTTATGTCATAATTTTGAAGAAGAAACATTTAAACAATTGAAAGATAAGAGGATTAAATTACCAACATATTTATCATCTGGTCAAGAATTTATTTCAGCCACTATTGCAGAAATTATGAATGAAATGAAAGTAGAACCTGATATTTTTATCCAACACAGAGGTCATTCAACTTATCTTTCTTTTGGTGGAGATGTTGTAAAATTAATAGATGAACTACTTGGTAAAGAAACTGGATGTGCACATGGAATGGGTGGTTCTGCTTCTATTCAATGTAAAGATAAAAAGATTTATGGTCATGATGGATTAATGGGAAGTCAAGTACCTATAGCTGTAGGTTCTTGTTATGCTAGTAATAAACCTACTATTGTTTTTATGGGAGATTCTTCAGCTGAAGAAGATTATGTGTTTAGTTCTATTGGTTGGGCGGCTACAAAAAATATTCCTATTTTATTTGTGGTTGAAGATAATAATCTTTCAATTTTAACTAAAAAGCAAGTTCGTAGAAATTGGGAAATGCACAATGTTGCAGAAGGATTTGAAGTTGATGCATATAATATTTCAGATGATCCAGAAGATATACAAAAACATTTAAGTGGAGTTTTTAAAAAACCACTTTTATTAAATATAAATACTATTAGAAAGTATTGGCATGCTGGTGCTGGTATAGATGATGAGAATGTATTTGATAGATATGAATATGAAATGGATAGATTAGGTAAAAGAGCAGAATTTTTACATAAATCAAATAAAAATTTAATAATGAAGTTATGGCAAAAACAGTTAGAGAAATAATAAAGTCAATCACACGACATCACTTAGAAGCTGAAAAGAGTTTATGTTTTGGCCAATGCTTAACTGCAGTTGGTTGGGTTGGTGGTACTTTACCAGAAATGTATGAAGATGAAGGTATGGTAGAAGTAACAACTGCTGATGTTGCTAATGGTGGTTTTGTAGTTGGGGCGGGGTTACAAGGCATTAGACCAATTTATGTAGTTAGGTATCAAGGATTTCAATGGTTCAACGCGTCAATGATTGTAAATTATGCTTCAAAATCAAAAGAGATTTGGGATATACCATGTCCAATATTTATTAGAAGTATTGCTATGGAAGGTGGAATGGGTCCAGTAGCTGGTTCATCTCATCATTCTATATATCAAAGAATGCCGGGTACGAAGATAATTTCACCAATGACACCTAAAGAATATGAATATACATATAATGAATTTATGAATGATGATGAGGTTTATTATATATCTGAACATAGACGGAGTTATGATAATACAGAAGAACTAGAAGATGTAATTTATGGTGAATCAGATATTGTTTTATTCCCTATTTCAATTACAAGATTTGATGCTGAAGAGGCTAGAAAAGAATTGGAGAGGGGTGGGTTGAAAGTAAGTATAATCCATCAGTTATGGATTAAACCATTTGTATTTAAAGAAGAATGGAAGAGATGTTTAAATAATTCAAAATTTGGTGGTGTCGTTTTGGACGATGATTATGAGCAAGGCGTTGCTAGTAGTATTGCTCATAGAATGATGATAGATTCAGAAAAGAAAGTTTATACAATGGGATTGGAACACAGAACTGCTGGTTTTCATCCAGATGTAGATAATTTACCACCAACACCTCAAAAGATAATAAATAAAGTTAAGGAAATTATCAATGTTTAAGATGATTGACTTATATAATAGAGTTTTTGATAATTGCGATGTATCTAAATTGAAAAATAAGTCAGTATTAATTACTGGGTCTAATGGTTTAATTGGCGGATTTATAACAGAGTTCTTAAATTTTTTAAATGATAAACATAATTACAATATTGAAATAATTTTGACAAGTTTAAGTAATAATCCTAAAAGGATAAAACACTTGTTAAATAAAAAATATGTAAAATATTTTTCTCAAGATTTATCTAAAGGTTTTAATGGTAATTATAAAGTAGATTATTGTTTTTATTGTGCTGGTTATGCTCAACCTTCTAAATTTATAAGACAAAATATATCAACATTATTTTTAAATACCATTGGATTACAACAAACTTTTGATAATATTTTTAAAAAATATAATGACGCTAAATGTGTATTTTTAAGTAGTTCAGAATTATATGCTATGAATGGTGATAAAGATTTTCATAAGGAATCTGATATAATAAATGTATTAGTTCCGTATAAAAGAAATTTTTATTTGGTAGGTAAGTTATCGGGTGAAATTATAGTAAATAATTTTAGAGAAATGGGTTATGATGCAAAATCAGTTAGAGTTTCTACAACATATGGACCTGGCCATGGATTTGAAGATGAAAGAGTTTTGAGTGATTTAACTAGAAAGGCGGTTGATAAATCAGAATACATAGATTTATTTGATGATGGGCTAGCTTCCAGAAAATATCAACATATATCAGATTGTTGTATAATGTTATTTAATATTTTATTATACGGAAATCAAGAAGTATATAATGTTGGTGGTAAAGAAGAAACTACTATTTATGAAATGGCTAAAATAATAGGAAATAAGTTTAATAAAGAGGTAGTAAAGGGTAAAGTTAATAACGATATTGCATCATCAGCGCCAAAAAGAGTATCAATATCATTAAATAGATATAAAGAAGAATTTGGTGAATTTGAGGTTATATCATTTAAGAATGGTATGGAAAATTATTTAAATTGGTATAAAGAAGAATTGGAGATATAAATGATTAATTGGAAATGGACAGAAAAAGATGGTAAATTTTTATATGAACTTTGTGAAAAATTACGAGATAAAGTACCATTTGCATTTTCTA